TTATATAGATACGTTGCGATTTTTCCGTTGTTGAAATTGAATTTGCTGTTGAGAAAGTTTTTCTTTTTCCTTTTTATCCATCTCATCTTCAATTTCCATACCTAATAATTCTTCAATTAAGTCTTCATGTGACACTATCGCTTCGGTACCACCAAATTCGTCCAACACAATTGCTAAATGTTTTCTAGAAATAGTCATCTTACGTAATACCCATTCAGCTTTATTGTGTTCATTCACAAATAATGGCTTAGCTGAATAGTTTGTAATTTGATCTTCTTTTTTATTACTCCAAGCCAACAGATATTTAGAATGAAACACCCCAATAATGTTATCAATATCTCCCTCGTACACTGGATATCTAGTGTATGGCTTATTCATAACCGTTTCATAAACTTCTTCGTATGTCGCATTTGAAGCAAATGCCGTCACATTAATTCTAGGTGTTGTATCTACATCTTTTACTTTTAAATTTTCAAAATTAATGACACCTTCCAACCTACTCGTCTCAATTTCATTTAAAGCACCTTCATGTCCAGCAATTGCTAACATTGTTTTAAATTCTTCTTTTGAAAATTGATGTTCTTGAGGTTGACCCTTAGATAAACTTCGATTAATACTGTCCGTCAACTTATTTAAAAGTAATGTGATAGGGCGAAACACAATGACACAAATATTAATAATTGGATATACAAGCCTTGTTATTTTATCTGGAAATGTTGCAGCGACAGACTTGGGAATCACTTCGGAAATCAAAATGATAACAACTGTTAAAACAGCTGATGCAATACCAACGCTAATCCCCCAACGTAAAGCCATAATTGTAACAAGTGTTGGTAATAAAATATTCGCGACATTATTCCCAATTAGAATCGTTGTAATAAACTCACTTGGTTTTTCAAGTAACTTTACAATGCCTTTTGCTTTTTTATCACCTTTGTCAGCTTCAGTTTTAAATTTTGTTTTATTGGCAGCCGTTAATGCCGTCTCGCTTCCTGAAAAGAAAAACGAAATAAATATCAATATAATTATGGCAATGATCACGCGTGTAGTCTCCTTATTGTCATATCTTATTTTTATTGTAGTTACTTAATTCCCGACGTTCTCGTTTAATAAACCAGTTAAAATTCATTATATATAATAGACTTAATAATGATAATTAATATGCATTTTTAATCATAGTTACTTTAATGCATTCATTAGTAAAATGATGCTATAGTTCGAGCTGTTTGTTATTAATAAATTTACATAATGAAAAATTTCAACAAATTCAGTTTATGACATAGTTATAATCATTTGAAACCATTATAATGATAACAACCAGTTTCTCATAAATTTATTCTAATTATCTTTTAAATATCTTTAGACAAGTACTTGTTTATATTCAAATATAGAAAGAAGGATTAACATGTATTTTGTTTTAGCAATATTTACAATCATTAGTGCCAGTGTAAGTTTAGGTTATTCAATTCAAGCATGTGCATCTAGTCATAATATAAATGCATATTATGCACTTAGTCGAAGCTTACCTTTATTTTTATTAGCTATTTTTTCTTTAGTCATTCATAGTGCTATATTTTTGATAACTATATCCATTGCAATGATTTTAGTTCAATTTTTAGATGCGATTGTTGGTTATAAAAGTGAAGATGTCTTTAAAACTTATGGTCCATTAGCAACATCTGTAGTGAACTTAATATTATTAATAGTTTTCTTATTTTAACTCACTTATACAACGAATCTTAATCGAACTAATATCGAATTATCTTTAAAGAATATTTGATGTAGTTTTCAATTAATTTAATAAAGACCAGCACTCTAATGCCACAATCATATTGTATTTGTGTTGTCGCTTTATCCACCATCAATGATTATTTTTTACACCAATCAAAAAATCGGACTGATATAAATAAGTACAAAGCTTATCTATCAATCCGATTTAGTTATAAAACAAAAAAAGCCACAGTAATGTGGCTTTTTGTTATATTCAGTATCAAAATGGTATCAATACCCATTTCCGGAAGTCAAGAATGGCTTAACAACGCGGTTTAAAGCTATCCAATACTACCTTCCATTTCGATTGAAAAAACTAATTTTTAAGGACTTATTTTTATAGAAACATTGATTTAATGCGATTTAAAATGAAGTTATTTCTCTCGATATTTTGAGGTTATTATTTTTTGGTATCAAAAATGGTATCATTTGTAGTTATTTTAGCTTCATATATTAAAATAACCACACTCCTAAATTAATAGGTGGTGTGGTTTGATCATTTATAATATAACATAAAAAACAACCACCCAGTAACTAGTATGGGTGGTTAAGATGTGCCTTTAGCACTTAATAAAACCGATAATATGCTTTATTATGTCGCAAATATTTCAGCGACTTGTTATGCACCACCACACAAACTTACTCCCATCCAGGAACACAGAGCTTTGTCGCTCGTCAGCAACGTCATATGAATTCTCAGTTCATGTAGCGATGACACTTTAGACGGTCTGTGCCAGTAGCGACCGAGTCATTTCAAGAATGACCATTTCACATTTATATTATAACATAAAAATCACCCAGTAACTAGTATGGGTGGTTTAAATATGCAGTCAGCTCCTTACTGCTTTACGCAAGTAAGTCCTCTGCATAGCCGGATTGGCTACCGGAAATGTAGTTTTAAGCCAGATTGGTTACTGGTAATGTAATTACATTATAACATAAAAAATAGGCAAGTACCGAAGTACCTGCCTAGAAAAGGATCATTCACTTTTTCATTCTAACTGATTTCTCCCCATAAGTCACCTAATATCTGATTAGGTGGAGCAGAACCATTCCATGTTCTAATAGGCAAGTAATAACGTTGCCCCTCCCATGTATATCCTACCCAAACATGACCATCTTGTAACATAACCTCGTCATAATCACAGTATCCGCCAGGTTGGAACTGATAACCTACTGGGCATGATAAGAATGGTCCAACTTTTCTTACAGTGATTGGTTGATTACCGTTTGTGAATCTAGCACTTTCTTCCATGTAGTAAGTACCATATTTATTACGTTTCCATGCACTCGCAACTGGTTTAACTGTATTACTTGAGGCGCTTGACTCACTCGAAACAGTAGCAACTGGTATTTTACCGTCCATGTACGCCCTAATCTGCTTGATAAAGTAGTCTTTAAGTTGTAATTGCTTATCTTCCGGTATTAGACCGCGAGTTACTGGGTCGAAACCAGTGTGTAAAACTGAACTTCTATGAGGGCATGATGTTGAAGTGAATTCGTTGTGTAATCGGATTGTGTTCCTGTTTGCTGGTAAGCCCCATTTTTTCAACAATCTAGCGCATTCTTGGAAAGTTGCCTGTTCATTTTTTAAGAACGTAGCATTATCTGCGCCCATTGATTGACACACTTCAATACCGTAATAATATTTATTGCCTACTTGGTTAGCAGTGTGCCAACCTACTTGCGATTCATCTAAAGCTTGCCACACTGTGTTACCTGATACATAACTATGCGCAATACCTGCCTCTAATCTCGATAAAGGCGCGTTAACTAATCCGTTGCGATAAGCTTCTGCTGTCGCTCCTTTGCTTCCTGCGTCGTTATGAATGACTATACCCTTAGGATTACCACCACGCTTAGGCAGGTCATAACCTTTAACCACATCTTTGATGATTTTAAGTTCTATCGATTTAGGTTGTGGCTTAGCTGTTTCTTTTTTAGGTGTTTGCGTAGGAGATTGAACTGATCGTGGTGCTGTCTCACTTTTAAAGTTAGGACGGATAAACCACATAGGGAAGTCGTAAGCATGTTGACGTCTTGTAACTTTTTCCCAACCCCAGCCGGGTTGTTCGATTCCGTCAGTCCAGCCACCGCCTAGCCAATTCTGCTCATATACAATGATATAATCTAAAGTTGCTTCAATTACCCATGCAACATGACCGTATCCCGCACCGTAATTACTACCGAATACAACCATGTCGCCGGGTTGTGCCAAGAAGTCTGGTGTATTTTGGTATACAGTAGCTAGTCCGTTAAAATCATTAGCACTTGGGATGTCTTTGGCACCTACACCTTTTAAGTTGTAGCCAAACAAGACTTGCCAACCTGCATTGGCATAGTCAAAGCATTGAAATCCATACCATCCGTCCGCATTATATTGTTTTCCCTCAGATGTTTTCAACCACTCTATAAACTCTTTTTTAGTTAGTTTTGCTTGCATTGTCGCCACCTCCATGATGATACTCATTCACATCAAAGCCAACATCGTTAGAGGCGTCTGTGAAAGGTTGTGATGTATCATATTCTTTTGGTGCTTTCGTGCTTAATTCCGGCGTTAAACTGCTGTCTTGTGATGATTTCCACGTAACTTGTTGTTCTTCTTTATCGCTATCTCTAGGCGCTTGATATGTCTGTGCTATAGATGAATCTGAGACGCCTTTTGACGTTGGGTCAGTAATAACGCCAATCCCTGTAAGTAGCGTGAGGATAGCGCCTATAATCGCGCTAGCTTGATTTAATTGAGTTGATAAATCGAATCCGAATAAGTCTGTGATTTGCTTGATAAATAACAACAATGCACCAATTAAACCTGTTAATACTGCTTTATTTTTAAATCTTAATTTCCAGTTAATATCCATTTGTTTGCTCCTTTTATCCAAAATAAAAAGCCAACCTCGAAAGGTTAGCTTTAAATTAATGTGTTTGCGTATGGTATTTCTGTTGTTCTGTAATTCAGTTTGAATTGCCATTCATAACCAGCTTCAATTGTTTCTTCTTTGAATTGTTGGTTATAAATCTTGCCCATGTCTGCGTTTCTATGCTCTATCCATATATCGCCTTTTATCGCATTATCGTCGATTAAAACTGGCTCATTTTTGAATATAGAACCGTCTTCTAAGAATAGATGTAATTTAGGTGTCAAATTACTTTCTTTGAAGTTGATTCTGCCTTTTTCGTCGTTGATTCCGATTCTGACATAAGCTGTGTTTTCGTCTTCCGTGTAGAAGCGACAACCTATGTCGCCGATATCAACATTTTTGTTATTTATTCGCGTTTCAATGTCTTTTATTTTGTACATTTACACACCTCTTTATTTATATTTATCCCTTGTGAAGTAGATACCTTTTAAACCGATTTGTTTATATAGCTTAGCGATTGTACTAGCTTGATGTTGGCACCACTCTATAGCAGTAGCGTATTGGTGCGTAGCTGGATTCTTAGGATTCCATCTGATTCTGTACAATGTGTTTTGACCTTTATTGATATAATCCTTTCTTACGAAGCTAGCACCGCCCATGATTGCTTTTGCTGGAGTTGTCCAACCTTTATTCTTAGCAAATTTCATTGCATAATCAGGGTCGTTGTCGAATGCACCAATACCGAAGTAATTATATGCACCGTATCTACCACTAGCGAAGTTACTTGTTCCGTATCCACTTTCTAAGAAAGCGTGCGCGATCAAATAGATTTCGTTAATGTTGTTTTTCTTACAGGCTTCTGCAAATGCTTTGCCTTGTCCGTCTAGCGTTCCTTTCCTTTTGAGTATCTTATTAAGCGCACTAACTGAAACGCCTTGATACTTTCCTAAATTAAGCATTTGGTAGCATTGCGTGTTACTTTCCCATATTCGCTTAACATTCATTGCCGAGCTCGTTTGTGCTCGTGTTGCATTAGCCCAGCCCCATGTATGAGATTTTTTCGGGTTACCCCTAGACATTTGTCTATCCAGTGCTTGCTGGAATGTGAATGGACTTGTTTCAGTAACGATGCTTGGTTTTTCGTCTGATGGAGTAGGGCCTCGTGTGGACGCACTGTCAACTGATGTTTTATCACTAATTCTTATTGTTGTTTTTGTCGTTACTTCTTTAATATTTTCTCGCGTCAATATATCTCGTTTAATGTACATTTCAAGCATTTTCTTTTTGACTTGCTCATACTTTGCGTTATCCGGTATACCTTGCTTAATCAAGTCGTAATTAATTAAATCTTTCATACTACGCCAAATATTAGGGTCTACCTTTAACGTCGTTTCAGATAATTCTTTATCTATTCCTGACAACAACCATACACCCCGTATTAAAGCTTGTATTTGGTTCATTAAGAATTGACGCTTACTATCTGTTTGACCACCACATACTTCAATAACTAGCCAATTAGGGTGACGCGGGTCATCAAAATTGGTTGGTCTAGCAAGCCATGTAGCCTCTCTATCGACATATAAATGCGGTATTTCATAATCGCTTATAAACTTATTTCTTTGCGTATACAGTTCGTCTACAGAACGCATATGCATTGATTCTTTTATATATAATCCTTGAATATCTGAGCGTTCATCACCCATTACAACTATATGATCAATGAAGTGCTCTTCTTTATCTAAAACATTGCTGTAAGCAGTGTATTTTACTGTTTTAACTTCTTTAAATTGCGGTTTCTTCGCTTCGCCAGTAATTGTTGAGTCATTGGCTTTTGATGCTGAACTTGTATTAGTATTGCTAGGTTTGCTAGTATCTTTTGAGTATGGAGCCTAACAAAGCCTGTAACACTTACATAAGGGTGTCTTACTAATCTTCCTGGAGAACCTGTCCAACTATTAGAATTAACCCAGTTTTGGTCAACGCTATAAAAATAACTTTTATTAGATGGTCCTACTACTATTGCGGTGTGTCCGTCCGAACCTATTCCGTTGCCAGGGTGCCAAACTGCGATGTCTCCAGGTTCCGGTACAAATCCAGATGAATAACGATAGAATCGGAAACCCTTAGGATATCTGTAATTAGCCATATCCTTAGCATTGCCCCATGTTACAAAACCCCAATATCTTTTAAAAATAAAGTTAGGTGTATCCCAACATTGACTGCCCCGATAATTATCTATATTAATCCTCTTACCAATATTCGACTTTGCCCACTCCACCACTTCACTAGCTGTAGGCTTTCTAGTCTTTGGGTTAGGTAATCCCATGTATGCACCTCATTTCAATCAAAATAAAAAGCCAGTGCCGAAGCACTGACTCTTAACTGTTATTTACATTTACCAAACCAGAAGCACGCCCAGAAGCTATATCCTAAAATCCCTTTAAGCATGGTAATCACCTCCTTTAAATACCAAAAATAGTTCTTAGTAAAGCTATGACAATCGTACTGAAGATAGTCCCTATCAAACCGAGAATCCACATTTTCATATCGCGTATATTTTTGTCGTTTTCTTTCTTATTTTTTTCGTCTATCTGTCTTTCCCTCTGGATAGCATCTAAAGTTTTATCTAATTTAATGTTAACTTGCTCTTGAGTTTTTTGACCTAATTTAATCTCATTGAGAGTGCTAAGCATTGTTTTATCATTCTCTTCTAATCTTCTAATTCGCCATTCATGTTCGTGCCGTTTGGTAAATCCAAACATTACGCCACCTACTTTGTGTTAAATTAAAAAGCCTCAAGCATTACACCTGTGACTTTTCATCTTTTGCCTCTGGATATTTTTCACCAGTGATCAATGCATATTCTTCTTTGTCGATTACACCCATGTCTACGTACCACTTAATTTGCTCATTTTTATAGCAACCCCACACATAAAAAGTTTTAATGTCTTTAAAAGTTGGATAAATCATCTTCATCATTTAAACGTCCCCCTCAGTATTTGTTTTGTTAGTTTTCAGTTCGGTCAACTGTTGTGTTAACATAGCGTTTTGTTGCGTCAATTGCATTGTCAACATGTTCACTTGCGTCATCTGCATTTGCATACTTGCAACCATTCCGCGAAGTTCCTCATCACTTAAATCTGACGCGCTTTGTTGGTTTGATGCATTCGGTACGTCTTCTTTTTCGAAATTGCTGTTGTATTTAATTTCGCCATTAGTGAATACGAACTTTCTAGGTTCGAACTCTTCTTTAAATTTGATAGGCACATTGTTATCGTCTACATCTAAACTATTGCGTAACCCGCCAGTATTAACGTATCCGATAACTTCGTTTTTATCATTTACTGTAATTTTCATTATTTCCACCCCATAATTTTGGTTATAGTAACTTTGTTTGCATTAGCGCCAGAACCTGATGTTTTACCTAAATCAAAATACACATCGTTGTCTATTCTTAAAGTGGTACTACTTGTTTTGGATAGTAAACACTCATAAATACCGCCACCGTTGCCGTCTGAATCAACTACATTCGCTTTACTTAATTGAATTGCGTTAGGTAATGCGGTTAATCCGAACCCCTCAATAACACCACCTGGATAAGTTCCACTTACCAACAAAATAGAATAGTTTGTGTATGGTTCGGTTAGATTGATAGTTGTACCTACACCATTTGCGCCACCGTCGAACAATACCGTTGACTTATGTTCATTAGGCGCTGTCCACTGTGGCTCAAGTCTGCCGTTTGTGATTGATCGTGTGTAAATCTTTTTAGAGTTATAAGGTGTGAAGTCAAATAACTTATTTGTTTCGTCTTTAACAAATACAGATAAGTACCCCTCATAACTTTCAACGCCACTTGGTAAATCCGGCACTCTGGTTGCATAGTAATTACCTGCAGAAAGGTTTCCTAAATCGCCTTGTGCGTTATTTAAGTTAACCTGTATTGATTGACCGTTAGGCTCAGTTAACTTATGTTGTTGCCAGCTAGTTGTTCCAAACCTATCATCAACATACTGCTTGGCTTGATTTAGAGCGTTGTTAGCTGTTTCTTCAACGAATTGCTTCGTTAAATCGCCGTCATTCTTTTTATAAAACGGGTACCATGTGCCACCAATTTTATATTTTGTATATTCATCGTTTGAATCATCTGGATACCATGTTGCACGTGCCGTACTATCATCAACAACATAGACAACTAACACGCCCGACTTTCCTAAAGTGTTAGGAGCTACCGGAATATCCGAACCATCGTCAACGCCATCTTCTTTAGGTGTGTCGACAGTGCCTATATCTTCAAATGAGGGCGCATCTGTTGCGTTAGTAATATGAATAATCCTAGATGTGTTAACTGTGCTTAAAACGCTATCTATGGACTGCTCAGACGATTCAATTGCTTTACCGTAATCATCAGTAAGTTTAGACTTTTGCCAATTTGTTGTTGAATTACCTTTAACAAGGTCAGCGCCATTGATTTGTTGTTCAACTTCGTTAACACGTTCAAAAATCGCTTGCTCTTTATCAACAATTTTCTGGAACTCGCTATTTATATATTGAACGGCTTTATCTTGTGTTGTTGTAATCATCTGTACCGCTTCATTTTGTTTGATTTCTAATCTTTGAATACCTTGATTAATACGACTATCAATTTCAGTAACCAACGATTTTGTATCACTTAAACTTTTCTTTAAGTCCTCAACTTCTTCTTTAACACTTTCTGTTAAGTCCTGAATTGACTTGATATAAACCAGCTTTGTTTTACCGTCAAAATTACTAATTAAATCATTCTCGATATTGAAGCTAAATTGACGCTCTACAATTACGTTATTGCTACCGTTTTGAGTAAAATAAGCTTGTGCATGTACGCGTCCAGTGTATTTTAAGAACTCGTTTGGGATAACGTATTGCATTCGTCCGTTAATTGCATCAACAATTGTAAGTTCATCACTAATATAAGCACCGTGTTCATCGTCGAAGTTATCCGTCTTAAGCACAATACTAGTCATCGCATTATGTTTGCTGATTGATAACGGCTTATTATTCTTAGTTACTGCAAAATTTAAAACACCAGTTCCTCTATCTGATTCATAGAAACTGATGTTTGTGTCAATAACCGGATTATATTGTGATGTTGTTTGTAACTCGATTAAGTTATCATCTTTTGAAAAATTATCTACTACCATTATTCAACCTCCTTACCTTCTATTATGCTCCAACCACTATTACCACCAGTACCAAAGTTTCTAACGAAAAACTGGTGAGCAGAAGCAAAGTTATTACGTCTTAGCACTTGTGTTGTGTTACCCGGTGTATTTGATTTTACTTCTAACACCCAGCCTGCAATACCTTTGTAATCTTTAGGGAAGTCAGAAAAACGTTTTGATTCTTCAGTGGTGATATAGAAGTCTAAACCAACAATTTTTAAATCAGACAATTTCGTGATGCTCTTAGGGATATGTTCCCAATAACCAGCACTTTGTGGGTTAAAATTCCATGAACCGTTGTTTTTCTTGTTAAAGATGTCGATAACACGTTCAAATTTGAGCATATTTCTACCTGTGCTGTTTCTAGTTAGTACTTGTCTTAACGCACCATTATAATGACCAGGCAGTACATCAAAGAACCAACCTGCATCTCTAAACGCTTTCGGTAACGGGAAATCTAACGCATTTTGTGTGTCTTGCGTATAGATATAGTAATGACCAACTTCCGTAATATCACTTAGATATGCTGGGTTCTGTATTGGTAACGGTTTAACACGTCCACCTGAATCAGTCATCGATAATTGAGGTGCAATGTTTTTTAAGAATTGGTTAACACCTCTTTGGCCGATAGAATAAATTGAGTGATGTCTGTTATTACCAGGTCCAATAGTTACCCCTATTAAAAGTGCTTTACGTCCTGTTTCTAGATCGTAATACATATCTAGACCCTCAGCTTCTTGGAAGTCTCCTTTAAAGTTATTATTCACACCGCCAATATCGATACGTCGTTTAAATAACAATTCTTTTGTTTTTATATCGAAACCTTGTAAGTAGTTAGGGTTGGCTGTATTCGAATCACCTGTATACCAATATAAGATACCTGCATCATAAGTGATACCTTGCATAGGTTGTGTATCTGAAGTGTATTCCATAGGTATATCCATTTGATACAATACTTTGTCTATACCTTTATCAATATCGTCAGCACTTCTTACTTCAATGAAATTCAATGAATTCTTAGCTTGTCTTTCAGAAGCTTTATATTCACGTCTGAAAATCATTAAATTTTCTATAGGATTATAAATCGCTGACGTATATCTGTCGTTAAATATATTCGGCATGACATCTTGCATTTCATTACCATAAGTTATTTCTCCAGTTCTATATTGGAAACGTACAAACTTGTTGTTTTTGTTACTGTCCAATACAGCTGAATAAATCCATAATTCTCCATCAATGTATCTATACGCATTGTGTGTACCGTGACCGCCGTTTTTAACAAGCAATCTATCAATAAATTGTCCGTTGGGCTTCAATCTAGATAACATGTAATGATTACCTGGACGAGCTTGCGTCATATAAATAATTTTCGTTCTAGGGTCTACCCAAAATGATTGCATTACTGCGTTAGTATATGGCGATAAATCTGTGATGAATTCCGGTTCTTGCTCTTTTGGTTCGAATCGGTATTCTGTCGCTCGATATTCTTTATAGTGTTCATCTACAGCTTTCTCAACCTTTTTAGTGAAAGCATCTAGTGTTGAATAATCATGATACAAACGATCTTGCAATGTCTTATGACCATAACCTGTATTATCAATACGCGCGTCTTTTACTTCATTGATACCGTCGCCGTTATGGCCTAGAATCATATTGCTAAAACGGCCATTTAAATACGTTAAATAATCTTCAACACTGTCATTCAAGTATTTAATTTGTTTCGCTGAGTGTGCGTATATTTCTTCTTTTTGATGGTATATAAACATTTTCTCAAGTTTGCTCATACCTTCATCTAACAAGCGATAGTTATACTCATGTTGAGCAACTATTTTCCGACCTGTCATTGAATGTAAACTTGTAATTAATCCGTAAGCCATTGGTTGCCTCCTTTAGTCGTAAAAACTGTAATAATCCTTGATTAACTCGTACATAATAACCTCGTGACCTTTTTCGTTAGGGTGTAAGCCGTCCTCCATGCTCGCTTTCCTAAAAGCTGGATTGTATGGCTTAAAGTAATCTGTGTGATATGCGTCAAACACTGGTACATCTAACTCACTACAAGCTAATATTTGAGCGTTTACATAGTCCTCAAGTGTTAACCCTAGTTTGTTTTTGTCCGTGTCTTTACGGCGTATTGTTGTACCGCTCATAGGGCATTGTCTTGTAGCTGTCATCACTAGTATTTTTGAATCTGGATTATTCTTTCTAATAACTTCAATTGCAGAACAAAAGGCACCGTAAAACGTTTTTGTATCCGTTTTATCAGTGCCTATCGGTACGCCTGCCCAATAACCGTGTAACCAGTCATCATCAGTGCCTTGTAATATGATTAGGTCTCCTCTTATTTGCTCTGCTTGTCTATAAATGCTGTTTTCTACCGCTTCTTTACCTATTGGAACTGTTGCCATTGTTGCGCCACCTCTTGCAAGATTAGTCGTTTTAGCTTTCAATTTCTTGCCTAACATTTCTGTGAAATTAGTTTTTGCGTGCGACCCTCTAGCTACAGAGTCGCCAATCGTTCCAATTGATTTGATGTTTCTTATACTTGATTGACTAGTAAAGTCGTACATGATCGTACCATTAGCAGTTGTAACTGTTTTAGTATTCATCTTATCGACTTTAGCGTTTATTTTTTCATTCTGCTTAACCAATTCATTATTTATAGATAAACTTGCGTTAACTTTTGCGTTTAATGCTTTTAGTTCTTTAGATGGGTCGGATTTTGTAGATTTTACGCTTTTAACATAATTTGCAGCATCATGAACTGCTTTGTTATAACGATTACGCCTTGTAAAGTCTCCTAATACTACATCTTGCTTAGTGATATTATTGTACGCATCTCTATGTGTAGTGATTTCGACTATTCTCACTAAGTCGTTATATCCTATGGCAGAATCCACCACTCTAACAACATCACCTATTTTAGGGTTAGCTTCTGGGAAATGTTCACGTAACGCTACAAAGTCTAAGGAAATAGAAGCAGTGACACTTTTCTTTATCAATAACTCCATTGCTTTTTTTAAACTATCTTCTTTTTTAATACGTCCATCAACAAGCGGTGGCGCTTCTCTTTTACCTATCAATTGTGCTAATGGATGAGTGAATTCAATTTGTAGTCCCGCTTCTGCAAAAGTCTGTTGTCCATCAAAATCACCATAACCTTTAATAAAGGTATAACATTTAGATGCATCTTCTTGTATTTTGACGTTATCAGCATTCACACCAGCTTTAATGTAATAATTGGCAAACTTAGATAATTCATCATACAAATGAAACGTTTTAGTCTTTGCATCGTATTCATATTCGAGATGATAACGCTCAAGTCCTTTTTTAAAGATTTCTAATCGTGTATCTCCTTTGCCTAATCCCTCGAATTTAGATGCATCTACTTTTGGATGTAATACATACTTATAACCCGTTCCTTTAAAGACAGTATTGAAGAACTCAACGCCTGTAAAACTTTCGTTATACTCTTGGTAAATCCTAGAATTGTTAAGGTCATCAAGTTCTTTTTGCCTAGCTTTGATATCAAGCCTTATTTTTTCGCCAATAGTAGACTTATCAAGTATGACAATTACATATTCGTTGAAATCATCTTCACCTTCAACATGAGTGATCGTCCACATTTTAGTTATAGCACCTATTGCGTCAAACGTACTCGCGTTCTCGATAATAGTTAGATCCAAAGAACTATCTTCATTTAGCTTTTTACTTACCTTTGTACTAACATTAATAGCGTGCCCTACACCCTGTAGACTTTTTAATAAAATTGGCATAGGCTACTCCTTATCTAAAATATAATTTGTGTCTAAATGTAATTTGTTTCATTACTTTATTAGACTTGAATCGATTCCAGCCTGGATATAAAACCGGTTGTTCTAAAGTTTTATTAAAAGAATCTATATTTAAATAACCTCTATAGGTATGTTTACCGTCGAAGATTATTTTATCTCCGGCTTTTAAATCAACTTCCTTAATAACTGAGATATTTCCTTTATCTGTATAGAAAGTGAATCCATCCTTATCATTAGCTTTAACATCTTCAGCTAACTCTATTTCAACAACATTAAACTGATTAAACTGTGTTAAAGGAACATCACCGTTATAATAAACTTCTCCTGAGTTAGTGTTGTAAAATGTCATTTGACGCCTCTTATCACCTTCGTTTGTAGGCAATCTATCAGGTACCGACCATTTTTCAGGGTCGTTATTACTTTCAAGATCAGTACTATAACCGACACTTTCAAAGTATGGTAGTTCGGTTGTTTCAAACGACAAAGAAAATTCCCCTGATGTTTGTGTTGTGTCAAAAGAAACTTCACTTACTAGTCCTACAAAAAGTTGTCGTCCATCAACATAATCAAGCTCAAATGCTTGTTTGTCTTTTGGTATATCTAATATATGCTCATACTTAATTGAATTGTCTGGTGTAGCTAATTCCCTTAAATAAAAACGTCCAGCAAATAGTGCTTGGACGTCTGACTTTAAATGTGAAGCATAAGCAATTTTAGGTACTTTATACCTTATCTTAATCTCTACTTTTTTAAGTTCTTCTTTAGCGTAATTATGAAATCTACCATCAATACCCTCTATATCAGAATAGTTACGATGATATCCTGCGCCTGTAACGTTATATTCAACTACTTCCAAGTGATTATAAGTGAAAGGATTGTCACTGACGCGATACTGTGAACCATTCCTTATTACTTCTATATCGTGCGCTATCAACTAACAAACCTCCCTTATAATAAGTTGAAACTTCCGTCTATAGCGTTCATGTCATCAATGCGTGATTTAATTAAATCAAGGTCGCCCTCATTTCTAATCGTTACATTCACAATAGGTCTATTATTTTCTTTTAAGCTATGTTGAACATCGCTAGTCATGTGTCTGTCTATAGAAGTACTTACAGGATTTACTATACTATCTGTCAAAGTAGAGGATAGCTCTTTATTAAAGGCACTGCCAAAGTCTGTAGCAATTACTTTTGCTTGTGATACCGCTAAACCTTTACCTAAGCTACTACCTCCACCGTGTCCACTTACGAATGAAGTTACAGAGTCCCAAGCTGATGAAATCGCATCGCCTACCGCGCTGACTACTTTGTGCGCAGCATTGGCTACACCCTCAGCTACTTTGCCGATTAATTCCGCTCCGGCATTTAAGAAATCACTGAAGAAACTTTTAATCTTACCAAGTGCATCACTCATACCGTCACCTACATTTGAGACAACTCTTTTAAACCCATCAGCTACTTTACCCGCGAAACTTGTAACTGTATTCCAAATGTTAGAAACCCATTCAGAACCTTTTGTGATAATAAAGTTTAATGCTTGTCCCATTTTTTCAGCCACACTCCAAGCAACACGACTGAACCAACTTGTAACAGTGTTCCAAATACTGCTAACAAAATTAGTGATTGTACTCCATATCTGTGACCAACTTGTACCAAACATTGAAAGCGTTCGATTCATTACGCCAGTTAAAAAGCCGATAATTGACTCCCAAACTGATTGCATGTATTGCCAAATCGTATCAAGTACATTGGTAACCGTAGTTTTAATAGTCTCCCAAGCACCTGAGAAGTCGCCAGTAAGCAACTGAATTAAAGCAGTGAATAAACCTACTATGATTTGGACAGCTACGGATATCACTGTTCCTATGGCTTGGAACGCAATTGTAATTAACGTCCACAAACCTTGTATGATATTCATAACATTTGTAATAATGCCTATTACCAAAACACCTAAAACTTGCATGAATACTTGTCCTAATACTTGTAATATAGGCATGATTGGCTGTAATGTTGATTGAATTTTGCCCCACAATTGAGTTAACCAATCTACTACACCTTGAATCGCACCGGAAACTGCTGTTTTAATACCGTTCCAAGCTTCTGTTATTGTTTTTCTGAAATTCTCGTTTGTTTTCCATAAATAAACAAGAATACCAATGAATACACCAATGACTGCAACTACTGCTAATATTGGCCAAGAAATACTTGTGAAAGCACCAGTCAATAAACCGAACGCTTTACTTACCACCCCAGTTATTCTAGTTAAATCCAGTATTCTTTTGACAACATTCAATAAAGTCATACTAAACACATTACTTAACACACTGCTAACAGCTGCGATCGGAGCCATTAAAGCCCAAAATACGCCACCTAAAATACCGATAACACCGATAATTTGAGCGACTGCTGGGTGTGCTTCGAATAGTTTGGCGATAAATCCAGCTAAATTAGTAATGAAATCTAGTAATTTACTAGCTATAGGAGCCATTGCAGTACCAAATGCCACTAACGCTTTTACGATATTACCGATTAACTGCATAATAGTAGGACCATTCTCTTGAACGTAACTGATAAAGTCTTTAAATCCTTGTGATTGTCCTACTTGTTCTGACCATGCTCTAAATTGAGAAGTTAATTTAACTAACCAGTCAAAAATGTTAGAACTGTTTTGAGCAAAAGCAATCATTAAATTACCAATACCAGCGAACACATTGCCAAATATCTGACCAATCTTAGGTAAGTTAGTGGTAGTGTAGTCAATAAACGCTTTAATAGCATTCTGACCAGCCACACTATTAGCCCAATTTTGGAAAGCTATGGACATGTTCTGTAGTCCTTGAGACACAAATTTGAACAACGGCATTAATTGAGTGAAAATGTTAATTAATCCGTCGCCAAATCTTCCTGCAGCGTTCAATAAATCTCCGAAGATTGCGCCACCTATGCTATTCAATGCTTCAAATGCTTTCTTAGTTGTTTCAGAATGTTTAACCCAATCCTCAAACTTTCGTGCGTTTGCTTCAACCAGCATAGATACTTCAGATAAGAATGGTTTTAATTGAGACATCGCACTTGTAACACCTCTGATACCTGCTGACATCGCATTAAAGATACTTGCTTGATTCTCTTTAACAATATCACGCCATGTAGTTTTTAACTGATCGCTCGCATCTCTAAAGTTTTGAACTTCTTTTGTTACTGCCAATGTTCCATCTTCAACCATTTTAAGAGCGCTAATAGCCATTGCACCAAAGCCAACAACTCCAAGACCTGCGACAGAGAATGCGCCAACTAAACCTAAAACGCCACCACCTAATACACCAACCGCATTAAGTACTGCCATTATTGCAGGTACTAATCCGGCAATCACTGGTATCAATGCTTGTATACTAGCAATCATTAAGCCTTTAACTTGTTGTGCAAAAATTGTACCAAATGTACGAATTTTAGTAGCTAGCGCGTCCATTTTCTCACTATAATCAGTTAAGGACTGATTCAGTGCCTTAGTTAAAATTTGGGTTTTTGTCATACCTCTCGTATCGAAATTAACTTTTATTGTTTTGTTGTGTAACGTGGCCAACATCGTTTTTGCACTAGCAATTGCACGTTTTAACGGTGAATTATTACCATCTATTTTAACGTTATGTTCACGCCATTTTTGCGCCATAGCTTTAGCGCGTTGTAAAGCTCTTTGGAATCTTGAAATATCTGCTTTTACATCTGTTTCAATTTCGTTTGGTACAGACGTCTTTGCTAATCGTTGAGCTTTCCTTACGTTGCTTTGGAAATCTCTAATATTGGCCATAATCTTTGCCATAAAATGAGTATCCAAAGGCTAACCTCCTTTCGATTCAAGGAATTTTCTTGTACCTTCTTTGAAGAGTTCACGTCTTCTTTTTTCTTCTTCTAATCTAGCTTTTTGTACACGAGCATAGCTACCAGGTTCTCTTATTTCGTAACGTTGTTTCTCAATGTCACGAATCATACTAGTTAGCCTCTTAGAAGCTTGTACTAAGCCGTTAGCTTGCGCTTGTTCAATTAATAATTGTCTTTGATCTAGGTACCTATCCTGACCACCAATAAGCCAATCACGCCATTCAGCAGGTGTTAGTGCTAACAATTCATGTTCAGGGATATATCCTAAATATCTAGCTGTCAGTTGCCTTATTTTTGAGTAATCGTGTAAGGTTCTGCGCCCATGATTTCCTTGTAATTCTCTTTCATCATTTCTATGCCTGCTTTCGTCATTTCTTTGTCCTCGCTTTTGGCCATATTCGGTGCTTTGTTCAATGTCATCCAGTACGAGCGACTCTCCCTCTTGAAAAAACCACTATTGTTAAGTTTGTCCAAAGCCCCTTGTAATAACGGCAAAGTATCCTCGTTTTCAGTGATGAAATCATCAATCGCTTTTTCTAATTGTTCTCGAGTTGGTGGTTTTTTTAAATAAGCAGTAGCACATTCCCAAAATTGTAAAATCGCTTTGTTTCTAGATTCTAGCAAACCGTTAAAGATAACATTGAATCCTGGCATTGCTCCTTTTCTCCCATCTTCGCTATCTTCTGAGAATTTTTCAGCTTTTCGGTCAAATGCAAATGTTACTTTTGCTTCTACTTCGTAATCTTTTTCTCCGTCATTAATTTTTAATGTTGTAATTGGATTAAATTCAGTCAAAATATATACCTCTTTTCAATTTTATAAAAAATAGGGAGCTTACGCCCCCTTGATCTATTAGTTTACATAGAATGGTCTTCCGTGTGTGAATCAGATACAACACTAGCTTTCTTTTGATTCTCGAATGTTCCGACTTTTTCGCCGAATTTTTCGTATTCAACTGTAGGCGCACCTGCAGCTTCAAACCACTCTTTCGGCAAGTTATCTTCAGCACCTTCTGCTGTATTCCATTTAACTTTTAATGATAGTTCGATTTTGTCACTTTCATCATCAAATGACATTTCAAATGATTCTGGAACAACATAACCAAACATTCCGTGATGTTTACCGTCTGCACGTTTAATACGCTCATAAAGCCATATACGCAACTGTCCACCTGTTTGTACAGCGTGTTTCACTGCTTCAATTCCTTTATCTCCAGGCACATTACCAATTGTTAATTTAAATGATTCTGACATTGCATTGGGAGAATAGTCCGTTTTACCGCCTCGTACTATTTCAGCTAAATCATTTTCAATCGTATGTCCACCTTCTTGTAAGTCAGCTAATAATAAAGATTCTACTGGATCTAAGTCAGTTTCAGCTGGACGTACAACTGCTAAATAGTTTTTTTGCGCCATTTAATACACTCCTTCGTTTTTCTTTTTATGTCTGTACTTAAATAAAAGCCGTATCGTGCCATGCTTAGTAAACCTGTCTATATCAGGGAATACTGCTTGACTATCGATACGGCTATATTGAAACTCGTAATTATCTATTTCTATAGGTCTGTTAAGCACATAACCTATCGCGCTTAAAATGAGCTTAGCCTCGTATTGTGTAGCGAACTGTGAATACACATGTATGACAATACCGACTGTTTCTCTCATTGTTGCGCTAGATTCGTTGTTAGTGACGTTTGATTCACCCACAACAATATATGGGTAAACAGCGTCATCTTGAACAACGTCAAAGACCCTATCATCAACTAGTTTGTTAATGTTAGGGTCTGAGATTAATCTTTTATATATTTGATTTGTAAGTTCAGGCTCAACTGATACCCACATATTTAACCACCTCTATGAAAAATACTGCTCGAATGTCTTGCGTCCTGCGTCAATTGCAGGGTTCCAAAATGGCTGTGGCGCTTGACCATATGTTGTGTACCATTCGCCGTCATCACCTTTAAAACTCCACGGAATCTTTGTAGCACGACTACCACCAGGACCAGTAGCATATATACCAGTACCGTATTCAACGTATATTGCATAATCTGCGCCGACACTTATAACACTGGATAACCCACCATCGAAATATTTAAAGTCAATACTTTCTTCTAAAAAACCTAAGTCAACAGGAGCTAATGCTACAGCAGTGTTGTAAATCTTCGTCGTTGTTTTAGCAATACCTTTTTTAACCCACTCTTCTATTTTCTTATCGAACTTATCCAATTCAACAACCATGCTATCAGCACCATACTTAACCTTTGCCATATGGCACCTGCTTAAGTCGTAGTAACTTAATTTCATGTTGTCCGCCCTGATCTACAGAATCGCCTATAATACTAAAGATTCTACCTCATACTCAAATAAATTGTTTTTAGATATTGGTAAGTCATAAGGTACGTATAGGTTTCTGTCGTATTCAAGGGACATTTGATGAAATTTTAATTGTTCAGATGTAGTAGGCGTATCCATAAATCCTTTAATTGTTTTATTGCTAACAAAACGCTCTTGTATAATTGGATACTCTCCTACTTTTTTAATACTTCCAATAGAAATGGTATGTGGGAATTCGTCGTACGGGTTAAACACAAACAACACCTCTATCTTATTGGTTTAAACGGATGAAACTTTGCTCGTTTATACCTGTTTAATACTCCACTAATGTAATCGGGGACACCATCGTTATAAGTGTACGATACTGTCCCCATGCTTCTAGATTTTAAGTTTCTTTTAACCTCAGGACGTTGATAATACTCTAGAACATCTGCGACATACTTTTTGATTGAGTAGGGATAAATAACTTGACCATCTTTCATGAAATCATTGTTTGTTATATCCCTAACATCTTCTAGTATTCCGTCAACTTCCATCTTAAATATTTCTTCTTCATCACTTTTAACTTCTACTCCATTTTTCTTGAGTAAAAGTTTAACATCTTCATAAAGAGTCATTTTTATCACTCGCTCTTATCAGACGTAGTACGGCGTGATTTAACCTCTTTGTAACCAACAAGACTGTAATAAGAGTCAAACGCCTTCTTTGTAACAGTAATGGTCACATCGTCTTTTTTTACCTTAATCTCTTCTGCAGGATTAGCCATCATATATCCTCCTATTCAGTTGGTTTAAGCGTTGCGAACGCTTCTGGTTTAACGTTCATGTATGCAATATGCATCGTCGCACGTAAAGCGAACATATCACGTTCGAATAATGATACCGGTTGATCAGATGCATCAGATGCTTGTAATGTTGTTAAAGTTGCATCCTCTGAAATCGCATATTCGATACCTTGTAAGATACCATAACGTGCGTAATCCCAGTCACCCATTAAAGCTAATGACTGTTTCTTATCAAACACATCAGCACCAGTGTAAGATAAAGGTAGTCCCATAATTTCATTACCATTTGCATCAAACAATGGATGTTTATTACCATCTAAAGCATTACGCATTTTACTTCTGAACGAACGCGTAGTTAATACTCCGTTTGGATCTAATTCTTCATCTTCAATAGTAGCCATTAACGCTGAAAGGTCTACGTATAAATCTTTAGAATCATTAACCACATTACCTTTTTCTTCTGCACCTGTTACAAGTGGTTTACCACTAGTTGAAGTGTTATAAGGTGATTTAGTACCAAAGATAACAGCTTGGTCAAACGCTTTGTAAAACGCCTCTGCAATTAAAGGTTTAACCTCATTAAAGAAATCTTTTGCAGTCCATTTAAGAAACTCTTTTGATAACGGGATAATTACACCAATTTTCTTAGCTTCCATTTCTGCTTGTGCGTATTCAGGTTTTGAGGTTTGAATACGTTCCGTTTCTGATACCCAGTAAGCGCCTACACCTTTAGCTAAGTAAGTAAATTTTTTCTTTTGAGCTGTCATCGGCTCATTTTTAGCTAATTTCATAATTGCTGAATTAGCCATAATGTCTTTCATGATTAAAGTACCTTGTTCTGCTGGAATTACGCCGTTTTTAAAATCCGATAAAATAACATTGCCTGGCGTGTATGTTGGAGTTGCCATATTTTATTACCTCACTTTATTTTCTAATATTGATTTCTTTCGCCATTTCTTCAATGGACTTTACATTTGAAGAGTCTAAATCTTGATTTTGTGATTCTTTAACATCTCTTCCACTCGATTTAAATTTAGACTCAACACCTTCTTGAACATACTTGTCAAAAGTTTCTTTTAAAGCTTTTAAGTTTTGCTCAGTATCTTCATCAGAGTCGCCTAAAAATCTATCAACTAAGGAGGTTGGTAAATTTAGTTCTTGCGCTTTACCCAATGCATTACTTCTTAGTTTTTCGCGTTTTGCTTCTGCATCGCGTTTTTCTAACTCTTTTTCAAGAGCACTAATGCGTTTTTGTTCTTCTGATTGTTCAGGATTACGCTTCTGTACTTCTTTTTCGATTAGATTCTCTAGATTTTTTTCTTTCCACGACTCTAATCCTTTCGAATGATAACGATCTAATTCAGGTTGAATGAATCGTTTACCTTCTTCTGTATCTAAAAAGCCTTTAACGTCATCAACTGACACCGTCTTAAGTCCATTTAGATAATCTTTTACTTCTTTATCGTCTTTGTGTTCTTCAAAAAAAGACTTAACTTCTTCGATATTCATATATCAAAACTCCTTTTTGCCCTTTGCGTACCGTAACAGTCCGAAAAGTGCATAATAAAAAGCAGTTTAACGACATGCTAAGGTCGAGTAGTAAGGTGATAACTTATTTAAAAGTAATTACCATTTTCTTAACGTTGTTTTTGTATTCTTTGAATTTGTTGAAGTCTACATCTCCCTCTACTTCTATGAAGCAAGTGTCAGGACTATACGAAGCTATAACATCATAATCTGAACCGAATTCCGATTCCTTTTTCTTCGGTAAAGCGTCGTATTTTTCAGCTTTAATAAGCAATTCGTTGTAATCCACCAAATCAATATTCACTGTATTACGTTCCATTTTTCAACCACCTTTTCGCTTATATTCCTCCCACTCACGATAAGTCATGAACGGGATAACTTCATTTTTACCATCGTCATTACGCGCTCTCATTACAGTTGGTAATTCATCTTCATCAATGTAATAAAGTAATTTGCAACGACAATTAATATTCTCTTTCGCACTGTTTACACCAATAAATAGCTTGGGCGCCTGCCCAACACACCCACTTGATTTAAAATTCTGATCTATTTCCACTGATTCCCCATCTAAATGACGATGAGTATCGCGTGTTCGTGTATCTTTGGTAGCATGCCAACGTTTCTTCATCTTCAAACCATTATCTTTAGCAACCATTGCGCTATCTAATCCAGCTTGAGACATCGCTCTGCCTGCTTCTGTACGAGCCACACGCAATGATTGAGCTTTAGACATGCCGATATCATCGCGTATTGCTTTTGCTATCTTAGAGTACCCCTCCCCGCTCATAATGCCTTGTGTAATGTGCATGCGTATCTTTTTCAACACTTCATCACGATGTTTTTGTAGTGTCGGCATTAAACGAATGAACTCAATAGGTTGTTCAATAGCTGATTTGATTACCTCTTTACTCGGAACATCAAACTGCATAGATGTTTGACTCGCCATTTCATATAAATAAAGGCTCATAAGGAATTTTTCTATATAAGCATCTTCTTGTGACTTCTGAATCATCTTAGCTACTTGCCTATAGTCATCAGTCAACATTGTACCTATACGAGTTAACTCCTTATTGAGCCTGTTGTATTTATTGAATTCAGTCCATGTAACATACACATCATCATTTTGATATTTCTCAAACATATCTGCGATGATTTGTTTTATCTCTTTAAGTCGATTAGCAAATAGTTGTTCTATTGGTTTTTCTGCTTTAGAGATTAAACCCTCGATATACTCATCAATATCATTCTGATTGGTTATTTTGGGATTTGTCATTTGCGTCACCTTCATCTATGTCAGGTAATTTGTCATTAAATTCAAGACTTTCTTTTTCCATTTCGTCTAATTCGTAATCAACATCATCAACTAGTTGTGATTGTCCTAACCTTGTTCGTTCTGAAACTTGTCCCTTCAGGTTAATTAGCACTTGTGATTCTTCTAACTTATTAACTGGAATGTTACGAGTGAACTTAAATATCAGGTTTAAATAACTATCATCATCCAAGTTGTACCCTTTACGCTTTAATGCAGATAAAATAACTTTGAATTGATACCTCAACATAGCTGTCATCTTACGCTCAAACGTCATACACTTGTTCTCTAAAGCCATAAGTTTAAGTTTCATTCCAATGATAGGTACATTTCCGTTAAACTCGTCAGAATTAAAGTTTACTGACTTTGCAAAACGCATGATATTCTTTTCGATTCGATCTAAATGGTTCTCAATCATTGTGTCATTTACATCTTTTGTTAAGTATTTAACGTCCATATCTTTGTCGAACAACTCAAATGCGCCACTCTTTTGTGTTTCTTGAATCACTTCTTCACTCATACCCATACCGCGTAACACAAGGTATGCTAAACGTGTCTGACTAATCTCACTTGATGCATCGCTCATTGTTAAATCATATGCGTCAATTAAGTGAATAACCTTTTCAGCATCTCCTATCATCTCTTTGTTGTTAGGTACACCAAACAATGGATTGTAATCAAATAAATGTTCATATCGTCCAACTTCTTGCAAAGCGTCAATACCTTCTCCTCGAAATACATAATAATAAGCATTATCGTAAAACTCTGCGTACACATAATCAGCGCCATTATCATCATCTTTTTCATAAAAGTAGCGCAATGAGTATGTAGGTTCTAAAATATTGTCGCCAACAAAAATAACATTATAGGGATCTATATTCTTAATCCTAATATCACCATTCGTATCAATATATGCTAACCTAGCACCATATCCGCAAATTGCTGCCATTTTACCTATTTCAGAATCCTCATCATCAACACTATTTCTAATGGCAAAGTTGGTTATAAACTTTTTCAACTTTTCGTTTTTTTCTGCGTTTTCATCTAAATCATAAGTAACAGGAACACCATGTAAATAACCAACACGTGTATCAACAATTTCGCTGTCAAAAGAGTTGTTAAGTTTGTTATTAACAGACACGTCTAATCGCCTTACATTTCCACCAGTTTCAAAATCTTCTTTTTCTTCAATTGGTCGACGTTTGAATATTGGTACATAGTCAATATGTGTCTTGTATCTATTATAGAGATTAACCATTCTCTCTCTATCGTCTTTATGTGACTCTATTAGAGCCTCAATATGCTTAGGCAATATTCCTTGTGCTTCAATATCATCTATTAACTTATACAATGTCATTTCCCCCTCCTTAATCGTTCAGGTTTAGTATGTGTGTATATGGCATATCTTAACGAGTCCAACACGTCATCAAATTCTTTTATAGGCTCTCCGTTTGTAGGGTGCCAAACATATTTAAATACCTCTTGCTTAAACCTATCCATATTATCATAAAGAACAAGTAACTTGTTTTGTTTGAACAACTTAGCAACTTCCTCTACACCCGATAGTTTACTTTTATCAGCGTTAATTGCACGTAATCTATGTCTTCTAAATTCAGTGATGTATTCAGGTCGTGCAGTATCGCAGTAAAAATTAATATTGCCATATCTACTTACAATATCTTTTGCAATAACCACCCAATCATCAATAAACTTAAATTGGTGTGCGTGCTCCTCAATAAAATAAAAGTTACCATCTATACCTCGTCCTATTAACACAATAGATCCATAGTGCTCGTAACCCCAGTCGACACCAGCAAAGTATTCTTTGATAGGTATGTCGTCCAGTTCATCTGCTTTAATCGTATTCTCATTCAAATCAAAGTCGGCATATACTACACCGTCACCAGACACCCACATACCGTTGATATTACGTTCATAGAACATACCTGATGGTGTTGAAGCCTTAATAGACTCTTTATATCTATCATTAAGAAAGTTATTGTCATCGAGCTTAAATTGGTGACTCAGTATACCTGCTTTAGGATCTGTATTTTCAATATAATCTTTCAACAACCAATGCTCGGGATGGTCAGGGTTGGTATCTACCAATATTCTTGCACCAGTTCCACTACAACGTGACTTAATCTCGTCAAACACCTCTTCATGCGCTAACGACGCTTCATTGATATATGCACCAAACGATGTCATACCACGTATAGCTCCTATACCACTTACTTTACTGTGACCTGTCTGAACCACTTGAACGCCAAATAACATGAATGAATTATATTTATCAAAATTAAACTCAATGCCATATTTGTTAGTTAACTCTATTAGTACGTTTTTTTGAATCGTACCTAATGTTGCACCAGCAAGTATATATTGAGGTGTCTCAATTCCTTCTTCGTCTGCTATCTTTCGCACGCGCATTAACTCACGTAAAAATAAGTCATTATTTAATATTGTTTTACCTGTACGCTTAGCTCCGTGATTAATTAACATAAACCAATCTTGTTTTTGCGTTTGCTTCAATATTTCAATTTGTTTGTCCGTATATAAAGATTTAAGTTTATTCATTGACGATCACTTCCGTTATTGCGTCGTGAAGTTGTTTGATTTTATCTTCTGTGCTACTGTCACCTTTATCTATTTGTTCAATCTTCTTCTCAAGCATCTTAATCTCAGTTTCTATTTTCTTGTTAGCTAAAACTTCGTTACCTAACGTCATTCTATTCATACCATCTAAACTAGCGAGGAATGCATCAGCTGTCGCTTTCTTCACTCCCTCTATTTCAATGTCATTCTTAGCTACATTCTTTAGCCACTCATATTCTTCAAAAGCCTTTTGGCGTGTCCATTTTGATTGTTCAGCTGCTTCTTGACGCAATTCTTCATACCTATCTAAAATCGCACTATTCTTACTCAACTCAAAAGCTCGGCTATCTATATAATTATCACTTTTACCTTTAGTCGAATACCCTGCGTCAATATATGCTTTCCGTTGGCTCTTGCCCTCGATGAGTCCTAATACAAACTTTTCTTGCTTCGGTGTTAATTTAATCAATTGTTTTCACTGTATCACACGCCTTTACGTTAATTACTCTAGTTATTTTAAATATAAAAAAATGCCCCTACATCTTGTGCAGGAGCTACGTTCAATAAATGTGAAAGGAGGAAAATAGTTATGACTCAAATTGCAAGAATTAAACTACCCACCATATAGGCAGGTAGTAAGTGATTAATAGCGTAACATATCAACTTTACATGTTTGTCACTTCTCAATCACATCGATGAGAACATCTAATGTGGCTATTACCCCACGTCTTAAGATAATTCTTACAAATCAATTATATAAAATTAATTCACAGTTTAAAAATAGTGTCATTTTCGTCATTTCTGTCATTTTTGTCATTTTCGTCACTGTAGTAGATAAATCTTTTCTGCCAACTCATCACGGCGCGCTAAGAAGTTGTTTCTGTTCAATTTAGAGTTAGGCATCTTCTTGATAATTGCATCCCTGTTATAACCTTTCTTCAACAACTCTAAGAAACAAAAGTCAACGTGTCCTAATCTCTGTTGTGATTGATTTATAAACTCAACTTCTTTTAACATCTGAGCATACCTTTTATTTGCTCTCTCAAGCCTCACAACAACATCTTCAACTTTACTTGAGTTTTCCCCTTGTGGTTTCGGTAACGTCGCTTGTATACCATACTGTGCGATTGAATTGCTATCATATTCCGGTATTACATCAGCTAACACATTACACTTCATTTTATGTGTGCCTATCATATTAACGATTGACTCTTTGCTATACATCTATTCTGACACCTCCGCCCTCATCAAATCACACTGATCGCTCAACTTTGCGAAGTCACTCGGCGCCTCTACATCATCATTAGCGTCATCATAATATATACTTGCTCAGTTACATACTTACCTAGCTCATACATTGCTAGTAAGAATAATAGTCTTACTATTTGTTTAATCATTTTTTATCTACCTTCTTTACTTCGTATAAGACCGGATATAAATTTAAAAAGTGTATTCTATATCCAATCGTCTTAACTTCTACTTTGTCGCCTACTTTTAACCTAGCTTGTATGTCTGCGCTATCAAACTTCTTTTTGAATAATAAATCAGAATTTTCAATGACTTGTTTGTTGTCTAATACAATATAGAACTTGTCTTCTTTATCTTGTCTCTTGTTATATTTATCTGTAATAGTTCCTTGATGTACTTCTTTGTGTTGGTAACTAGCCACTGTGTATATAGGCGATATGACAACAAGCATCAGTGCGATTACGCCGAATAATCGCAGTATTCCAGCAATAAAGATATCGAACCAATCCATATTTTTAAGTTTTTTAATCATCATTGCCATCTCCAGTATCAATTAAACTAGGCATCATTCTTAACATAGCCCTTAATTCATGTTCATTCATATTAGCCATCATAGGACTGTAAAATTCACTGTCTTTATCATTAATTTCTTTAATGAAATCATCTTCAATCTTAGCTTTTTCTTCAGGTGTTTTATTTTTATATTTTTTGATTATTTCAGTGTACTTTTTCGGGAATTTCATTTTAGGTATGTTAATCATCATCTGCCTCCTCGAATGGTTTCATTGTCTCAATATTAATATCCACCATACCCTCGTTTGGTTCGACTTTTTCAACGTGAAAGATACCAATATTTGATTTGATATCGTTTAAGTTGGTCGCTCCATCAACTGGCGCATTTCGCGCCTCGTACTTCTCTTTCGCTTCTTCTTTACTCTCTGCCTCAACAACTGTAAACCTTTGATTGCTCTTAGCTCGAGTTATGTGTGTATGCTTACGTCCTGTTGAATCTTTGAATGTTGTGACTAAGTATTGTGTCACTTCCCCAAAACCTCCTTGACTCGATCTAAGATGTCTTTACACGTATCCTTTTCCTGCGTCTGCTGTTCCATCTTGTCTTTCGTGGTTCCTTTTCATTTTCTTTTTGTATGCGTCAATGAGTTGGTCGATTGTATAGTAAGTATTGGCGTACAAAAAAGGCATTATTAAAACTTGTACAATACTATTATCAATACCTTTTACAAATTGTTCTGTTAGTGTATGCATTACATGAACAAAATAAACTGAATGTAGTTTAGGTAAAGTAACTTCATTTTCAATCAAATCAACCATAACCTCAGTAGTTTCTTCCAAATCTTCTTCATCAACAATAGTCAAAGTTAATTGCAAACTGAAAGCTAAGTAATCAGCAATCTCATCTAATTGTGTATCTAATGGCTTACCTGGTTGTTTCTTCCAATTTTTAAAAAACTCAAGTGTGTTAACCCACTCCGCAAATTCAATAATCATACTAGCTACTGTGTCATTTAAATTTCTAGTCGGTATTCTATCGTCGAACTTCTTTTGTATTTGTAATAACTCTTGTAACTGATCAATTGTTAATGTGTTAGTCATTTTCCTGTGCCTCCTCATATTTATAGACAACTTGACCCGTCATAATCCCTACTGCTTCATCAAGATCAATATCTTCTTTGAGTGCATCTTGCATAGCATTAGGTAAACCCTTAAGTATTTCATCAAACGCTTGCGCTTTCTTATACACGTCCTCAATCTCTTTTAGTAATCCCTCTGTGTCATTGCCGTTATACGCACTAGCACTTATAACGGACTGTTCAATTTGTTCGCGGTTATTCATCATTTCCATCTCCTCTAAAATAAAGTTAGTTGCTTCTGCTCCTCGTATTCCAAACCATGTTGCTTTATATATGTTTCGAGCTCTTCTGCTGTATTAAATGTCTTTTTAACGCCTTGCCAACCTGGTACGATATGCCCGTGAAAGTAATAAGTGCCGTTTACTACATGAATATGTGCCACTCGTTCGTTATCCTGATACAGATATCTCTTAGATCCAAAGAATTGATTTAGGTATTCTTTGCGTGCGTTATCTGTCATGATCTACTTCTTAACTTTCACGAATATGTCGTTTTCCATCAGGTAGCACGCATAACGTCCTCTTGGATGTTTCTGTGGTACATTAAACAAATGTGGCTTCTTCTTACGTAGCTCAGCCTCTTTACGTCGTTGCCTAGCTATTTCACGTTCTCTAGCCTCTCGTTGCATAATTCTGGCTAACACGATTTCTTTATACTCAGCTAAGCGCATACCATAAGGTGCATGTAAGGCTTCTAACAACGCCCAGCCACCTCGCACTCTTTTTGCAACCATTCCTGGAGTTAAACCATTCTTTTTTATCAATTCATTTTCATGTTCGGTAAATTTATATGGTTTACCGTTAATCTTTACGATACTCATTTATTCCACCTCTACATTTACATTTCTAATTTTTAAATTGTCATACTCTAGTATTTCGTCCGGATTGTTATATAAGTAATCTGCCAGTGCATCTTTTTCATCATCCACATCATCAAAATGCTGATATTCAACTTCGGTAGGTATTCTTATATCAATCGTTGCATTTATATATGCTTGTTGTTGCATTAAATCACTTCATTTCTCTTTTTCTTTTACGTCTGACTTTCACTAAGTCCTCATATACCATCCATTCTTGACCTGTGTATTTAGGCGCTTTACATATCCACGTTAAATTCACATCTCTATACTGATATCTGAATATCTTCGC